CTATTAGCAATTAACTCTAATACTATGTGGAAATATATTCTCGTTGCTCTTGCGCTGACTCCTACAGCAGTACTGGCAGATGATTCTAAAATTACCCAAGGATATAACACCATGGATAGTATGGGATGTATGCTTCTTCGGGAGTGTACTGATGATGTAAATGAAGTGTTCTCTCTTCTGGATGTTTCCTCTCAGTATCCTAACACTGAAGAATTTACTCCAGTTGCAAATGAGTTTAATAATATGCTTGTGTCATTGAATCAAGTAGGTGTTAAAGTATTCCTTGCCGACGAGAAGTATTTCCCTGAAGGACATCGTGGGGTATATCATACTGTATCTAATAACTTCTTTCTAAACAGGAAGTTTATGGATAAACCTGGCACACTGATGATGGTGATGAGACATGAAGGATGGCATGCAGCACAGGATTGTATGGCAGGTACGATTGATAACTCACTCATTGCTATTATTATGCCAGAGGATGAAGTTCCTATGATCTGGCGTGTATTAGCAGAGCGTACATATCCTAAGTCAGCATTACCTTGGGAAGCAGAAGCAGGTTGGGCAGGTCGTACTGAGAACATGACAATGAATGCTCTAGCAGCATGTGCTGGTGGTAAGATGTGGGAAGTATATGAACCTACTCCTTTGACACGTAAATACTTAGAGCAACATGGTTACATCAAATAATTACGTAGATTAAGATGAAAATTACAGCGTACACTACAAAAAGTTGTTTTTATTGTGAACAATTGAAGAAACTTTTTATTAAAGCAGAACTTGAGGTAGAATATATTGATGTTACCGAGCGTGAAGAAAGATTGGAGTTTCAATCACAATACCCAAAAGTTCGTGCATTTCCTCATGTTATTATTGATGGAGTAGAACATGGTGGACTAGTTAACGTAGCAAAGTACCTTGTTAAGAATGGATATGTCTCAACCAAGAAAGGGTGATGATCTTAACATAAATAAAGGCATAGAGCTCATGTTAAGGAGGGCTAAATCGAAAGATCCACCACTTGAACCCAAGGGTGGGTTTGGGTTAAAGAAAACGATCACCCTCCTCAAACGTAAGTTTTATTTTAACGTTGAACTGAGGTGGGAACGTAACTAAACCACTAAGGAGTTGACAATGGAAACGGCAACAATTCTATTTTTCTCGGCAACCGCATCTTTCTTGTTCTTATGTGTAGGAATTGTCGTAGGGTGGGTAGGAAAGCAATTCATGCATGACTACTTCTATTCTAAGGAAGAGATGCAGGCAATGCATCCTGAAATGTATGATGGTGATGGTATGATTATTAACGAAGAACTTTTATCTGTTAGATTTATTGAGGACAATGACGATGAAAATTTTGATGCATGAGATACTACAGAAAGTATCAAACGCAAAAACAAAAAACGAAAAGATTAAACTCCTAAAAGAATTTAATTCTTCAGCACTAAGATCAATATTAATTATTAATTTTGATGATTCTATAGTTAGTTTGCTGCCACCTGGAGAACCACCCTTTACTAAGAATGATGTTCCTGAGGGAACTGAACATACGATCCTTGAAAAAGAATCTAGGTTGCTGCATCATTTTTTCAAAGGTGGATCTAAACTTAAACAATCCAAACGTGAAGACATGTTTATTCAAATGTTGGAAGGACTCCATCAAGGAGAAGCAAACGTGTTAGTTCTTGCTAAAGATAAGCAACTTGGAAAGCGTTGGAAGATTACTAAGCAGTGTGTCGAAACTGCTTTTCCTGGTATTGAGTGGGGAGGACGTTCGTAATGGGGAAAGGATGTAAAATTCTACATCAAGATTGTGATCCTTCATTAGCACAAGATAAAGGTCTTCCCAGTAATGCTTTCTTAATTGAGTACTCTCAAGCAGGTGTTGCTCATTTTGATATTGTTTCTGCTGCAAAGCAAGTAGATATTTTTGATGACTACTGGGATAAGTACAAGAATGATTTTAAAAATATGTCGCAAACAGAAGGTAGAATAAATCCTCGACTTTGGACACCCCAAAAAACAAAATAACTTTATAAAAAATTATGAATCATCCGGAAATTGTTCCTCTCTTTCCTGAAAATGTCGCCATTTTCCGTACAAATGTAAGAGACATTTTAGAGGAGATGAAACAAGAAGAATGGGTCAAGATTAAAACTGAGGATCAAGTCGGCATCGCATCTAGTTTGACTAGAGATTTATATATTTTAGATCGATATCCTGATATTAAAGAAATGATCATGGATCATTTTAATCTGTATAAAAATGACTACCTGAGATATACAGGAAATGACTTTGCGATTACAACTTCTTGGGGAACTAAAACTACTCTAGGAGCACAATCTACTTTTCATGATCATAAAAACTGTATGTTTAGTGGAGTATTTTATGTTAGTGGCGTACCAAGGGAAGGAGATCCAGCGTCACTGATATTTAAAAAGAAAAATGACATTTCTTTTTGGTGCTTACCAGATCGACAGAATCAATTCAATTCAGATACATGGTTCTTTGTACCTCCCTATCAATCGTTGATTTTCTTCCCAAGTCATTTACAACATAAAATTGGATTGCAGCGTGTCGATAGTGATCGAATTGCAATTGCGTTTAACATTATCCCAGTAGGGATTATTGGTAATGATGATTCTCATGTTCAATTAAGTATAAAAAAAGTTGAACTTGATGATTAAAATTAAACTGCGTCAACCAATACAGTTGACGCAGCATACATAGTATGGTATACTAATACCATCGTTCATCCCACTCTTGGGTGGGACGCAAGTAAGTCGCGGAACGGAGCCGTTCATCCCATGTTAGAACTATTATTCTATACAACACTCACCTGTGCTCAAGCTGATACAATTATGTTTCGCATGAGAACGAATGAGAATATTCCTCCTGAATTTAAGGTGGAATTGATTGAGGTTATGAAGGAATCAACGCCTGAATGCTATCCATGGGACGCAAACGACTAAAGGAACGGATTAAATTCCAACTACTTTAGGAGTAACTACAATGAACACACTTAACCTGATTCGTAAGCAGATTCAAAAAGCATCTGCACTGCATGACGCACAAATTACTCACACCTCATATCGTGGTGTTGAGTATAATACACGTTGTGTAGAATCCAAAGAGACCCATGGTACATTCTGTTATCGTGGTAAACTTTACACCAAGTGAACAACTTACTTTAGGGAGAGGGTTAACCCCTCTCTTTTTTTATGAGTATAAACTAGTAGGCAATAATATTCTTTACAACAGGTGTTGATTTCAATATAATTCTATTAAATAGTGGTAGAATTAGAGGAGAACCAATGAACCCACGCCCTCACTTTATTATGTGTTCTATGTTACGAGGTGTTCAATGCACAATCTTTTATCCCGTTCTCAGTTAAATGAGTGGACGAGTTTTGAAAATTCACAGGAAGAGGACAATTATAAATTAAATGATTACTATGAGTGTCTAATTGAATGTGATTCTTTAGATCAACGTCAATGCAAACGAATATGCAGGAGTATTTTAGATTAATTTTTACGAGGGGTTGCGACCCCTCTTTTTTTATGTTATAATGTATGCATCTGTGATTTAACTATGGACATCGCAACTGATTGGCGCTACAGTGATGAACGCATGGATATCAGAACACAGGGACTAAACATTCTACTAAAGAAGTTTGGATCTGAAATTTGTTCTGATGGATCACCTAGATATTCTAACCAGAGCATTTATGAATGTGTTCATGACTGGGTATCTCAAGGAAACCTAAGAACAGATGGCATTGTTGCCTACTACAAAGCGTACTATGACCCGACTAAAAGATCAAATTAGATTAGCAAAAAAAGCAATCAAAGAAGCAAAGACAAATCCAAATCTGTATACAGCAGAAGAGATTTCTTACATGGTAATTCAATTAACTCGTGCTAAGATAGCATTGAAACTCAAACAACAACGTCGCAAACAGGAGAAGGGATTTAGTAATGAATTCAGTGAAACTATTAACAGTAACTCCCGAAGCGGAGAAGACGATGGGTTACGTAGCGAGAGTGAGCAACCCCAACAACCAGGAGAACCCTAAGGTCGCTGGTCTGTTGTCCTATTGCATCAAACACAATCACTGGAGCGTCTTTGAGCAGGCACACATGACGCTTGAGATTGAAACCACCAGGGCATTGGCAGCTCAAATCCTGAGGCATAGGTCTTTCACATTCCAAGAGTTTTCTCAACGGTATGCTGACAGTTCCATGTTGGCAGACAAGATTCCTTTACCGGAACTTCGCAGGCAGGATACAAAGAATCGTCAGAACTCTATTGATGATGTTAATCCATTTATCAATCAAGAATTCCAGATCAAAATGCAACAACATTTTGAAGCAGGAATGAAACTGTATAAAGAAATGCTCGATGCATCAATTGCAAAAGAGTGTGCTCGTTTTGTGCTTCCTCTAGCAGTTCCCACTAAAATCTATATGACGGGCTCAGTTCGTTCTTGGATTCACTATATAGATTTACGTACTGCTAATGGTACACAGAAAGAGCATATGGACATCGCTAACGACGCAAAGCGAGTGTTCTGTCAACAATTTCCTATTTGTTCTGAAGCATTGGAGTGGAATTAATGCCTACATATCCCGTTAAAAATATGAATACTGGGGAGACTAAAGAACTCTCTATGACCATGAAAGATTATAGTACTTGGAGGGATGAAAATCCTGACTGGGACAAAGATTGGTCGCAAGGTTGCGCTAGTGCTCAAGAAGTTGGTGACTGGCGTGACAAAATGAGTAAGACACATCCTGGATGGAAGGATGTCATGACTAAAGTAAAACAAGTTCCAGGAGCAAACATTAGGGGTTGGTAATTATGGCAAGAGGAAGAGGCAACAAATCTCCTGGGCAAGGTATGTCCAAGAAACAATTCAAGCGTAAGAAACCAATTAATGAATCATATCTTCTTGAGATTGAATCGTTAACAGATAATCAAGAAGTTTTCTTCACCGAGTGGGCAGAAGGAAAGAACATGTTTGCATATGGTGCAGCAGGAACAGGTAAAACTTTCATTGCTTTATACCTAGCACTCAAAGATATTCTGAATGAGAATACTCCTTTTGAAAAAGTATATATTGTTCGTTCTCTTGTAGCAACTAGAGAAATTGGATTCCTTCCCGGAACTCATGAAGACAAAGCATCTCTTTATCAAATTCCATACAAGAATATGGTAAAACATATGTTTGAGATGCCAGATGATAATAGTTTTGAAATGCTTTATGAAAATCTTAAAGCGCAGGAAACAATTTCATTCTGGTCTACTTCATTCCTACGTGGTACTACTTTAGATAATGCAATCATTATTGTTGATGAATGTCAGAATTTAAACTTCCATGAACTTGATAGTATCATGACACGTATCGGACAGGACAGTAAGATCTGTTTCTGTGGAGATGTAAATCAATCTGATTTACAGAAAACAAATGAACGTAATGGTATTCTTGACTTCCAAAGAATCTTAGAGAACATGGAAGAGTTTTCTATGATAGAATATGGAGTCCAAGATATTGTCCGCTCGGGTCTTGTTAAATCTTATCTCATTAGTAAATTAACTTTAGGTTTATAATGCAATTGTTTAATCATGTTGGTGATATGACACCTGTTGATATGAATGCTGAGATGGTAGATGGAAAGCGTGTCTACTATACACCATCTGGTAATCATTACCCGTCAATCACCACTGTGATTGGCAATAACGCTAAGAAACAAGCTGGTCTTGCTAAATGGAGGGAGCGGGTTGGTAAAGAGAAGGCAGCAAATATTTCTGCCCGATCTTCTGGACGTGGAACTAAGTATCACGCTATTGCTGAAGATTATTTCAATAATAATTTGGACTTAAAAAAGTACAGTAAGTTTCCTTTACCTGTACTAATGTTCCAGCATTCTCGGTCTGTTTTGGACCGTATAAATAATATTTACTTACAGGAAGCAGCATTATACTCAGACCATCTTGAAGTTGCAGGTCGTGTTGATTGCATTGCAGAATTTGATGGAGTTCTTTCTATCATTGACTTCAAAACCTCTGCTGCTCCAAAAAAAGAAGCTTATTTGTACGACTATTTGGTGCAAGAAACTGCATATGCATGTTGTTTGCAAGAACTTTATGGTATTACCGTAAAGCAACTCGTTACTATTGTTGCATGTGAAAATGGAGAGACGCAAGTGCATGTCACTCCACCCAAAAAAGAATACTTGCTCAAACTAATCCAATACATAGACGAATATAAAATCCGACATGAACAAAAATCTATTAGAAGATAAATTTATGACAAGTGCAAAGTTCTCTCAGGAAGTTGAGAAGATTGCATTGAACAACTCTGATATGAATTATATCGATTCTGTTCTGCATCTTTGTGAGATCAATGAAATTGAAGTTGAATCTGTATCAAAATTAATTTCCAAACCATTAAAAGAAAAAATTAAACACGAAGCACAGAAGTTAAACTTTATTAAAAAAACATCCAGAGCAAAATTAATGTTAGTGTAATGAGCGAATTTTTTAAGTCCGAACTAGTACGAGGAGAGATTCAAGAGATGACATCACTGCAGGAGTTTTGCTTCCGCTGTGCAATGAATCTTTCTCTTCTTGATAACGAAGAAAAATTAGAATACTTTGAAGCTCTTTCAAAATTGATTGAAAAACAAAAGATTTTTCATGCTCGTATTTGTTTGAGCGATGATCCGGATGCAAAATCTGTAGCAGAAAGCATAAAGAAAGCAGTTGTTTTGTTGGGCGGGGATGAAAATCTCAATCCAGGTGCTATGTTTGATGAACTGCTAGAAAAAGTTAATAATTTCAAGGACACTCTTGAAAGTGGCACAGAGAGTTGACGCCTGACTCTGTGCCTGTTATAATGACTAAGTGATAGGGCATCACACAAACCAAATCTAATTCAATCTAAAAATCCTATGTCTTTTTCAGACCTTAAGCGTAAATCCCAGACCAACTTTGACTTCCTACAAAAGGAATTAGAGAAATCATCCAGCGGTAAGAACGTTGATGAACGTTTCTGGAAACCAGAGGTTGACGCTTCTGGAAATGGATACGCTGTTATCCGTTTCCTCCCTGCCCCTGATGGAGAGACCCTCCCTTGGGCAAAACTATACTCCCATGCCTTCCAAGGTGTTGGTGGGTGGTACATTGAAAACTCTCTAACTACACTCAACGAGAAGGATCCCGTTGGTGAAGTGAACCGCCGTCTCTGGAACAGCGGTGCAGATGAAGACAAAGAAACTGCTCGTAAGCAGAAGCGTAAGCTTCAATACTACAGCAACATCTATGTTGTGAAGGATCCTAAGCACCCTGAGAACGAAGGTAAAGTATTCCTTTACAAGTTTGGCAAGAAGATCCATGATAAGATCCTCTCTGCCATGCAACCTGAGTTCCAAGATGAGACACCAGTCAATGTCTTTGACCTTTGGGAAGGTGCTAATTTCAAACTGAAGATCAAGAAGGTCGCAGGATACTGGAACTATGATAGTTCTGAGTTTGATTCTGTCTCTGCTCTCAGTGCTGATGATGATCAACTAGAAGCAATCTGGAAGCAAGAGAATTCACTTGAAGCATTCACTAATAAAGATCAGTTCAAATCATATGCTGACCTTGAGAAGCGTCTGAATATGGTGCTTGGTATCACTCAACGTGCTGCTGCTCCTACAGTAGACAGCGAAGAGTATGAACCAGTCGCTGCTACTGGTGGGTTCAACGATCCTGACATCACTGGTGGATCTTCTTTCCGTCAGCAGATGAGTGCTCCCTCTCCTGTCAAGGAAGAGTCAATCGTTGAGGATGATGATGCTCTGTCCTACTTCGCTAAACTTGCTGAAGAGTGATTAAGAAAGTGCTAAGAGTTATCTTGCACCCTGTTACAATCCTAAACCTAACTTTTGTTGGGACCTTAGGATTGATTCAGGTAGTCCACACTAAAGCACACCATACTTTAGAAACTGATGTGCATGGTCATGTGCATCGAGCACTGAGAAAGAATCCAGAGTTAGCACGGTCTGCCTGCTACGAATTGGATTAATGAATTCCATAAAAGAGGGAAAATTTTTCCCTCTATTTTTTTGTCAAAAAAGTCGATCAGATACCTGATTGTTTTAATCTCTTGGAAATAAAACTAGAACTTTCTTGGTATAAACTTTTTGTTTTAAATTCTTCTACAAATCTACTAAAATAATTAGATTTTAAAATATAAATGTTTCTTTTTTTCTCATTCTGTTCTATTTCATAATCGTAATTAGTTACAGAAAAACTTACTGTATTACCTGGAACTGATACTACTTGCGAACCATTCCAATATTCATAAGGAGAACTATAGAAATTTTGATCAACAATTAATCCACCTTCTAGTGCTAGGAGGTCTCCTACTTTTACTTCTTTGGTGACATAATGATGAATGCCACTATAAGCATTGTCAAAACCATATTTTAATTCTGTTGATTTCCTTAGAGTTTCTGAATCGGAAGGAAATGCGAACAGAGGATTAATAAAATTGTTAGTTAATATAATAACCCAATCGTAAAAAGAATCTCCATAATAACTCGCGGCAATATTTTCTATCCTATCATTGTCATTAACCGAATATTTCGTATAGAAAGTAGAATAATCAAATACATCAGGATTGATTTGATACCTTCTAAAGAAATTTTTTGCAGTAATAAAATCCGACTCTGAAAATGGATAACTAATCGGTTTTACATCATATTTAATATCTGGAATGAGTGAAAAATACATTAGAATCCTTGACTAATCTCGTCGTTAAAAATAAGTTTGCTTTCTAGGAAATTTATGCTGAGTTCTGTTGCAACCATTGCACCATCATGATATGTAGCATAAGTTCCGTCTGGAGTATAGTTTACTTGAACTCTTGTAATTGCACATGGTTTAAATTGTGCAACGTTAGGATTTGTAGCAGAACCTTTCATAAAAGTAAATTTACATAGTAAAGGAACACTAATAAAGTTAGATCCAGATATAGGAACACCAGCGGTGTCTTTGTCTTCTTTGAAAGTTTGAGTTGTAATATCTCCATATGATGGGAGAGATGCTGCTCTAAAGGTATCGCATATTTTTTTAATATTTTCCGAATCTGTATCATTAAAAGGAACCATTTTAAAAACCATTCCTATTTCTCTCATGTTTGGAGAATCATATAAAATTTCTGCGTTTGGGTTTAAAACTATACCTCTAGTAGATCCGCTAATATCATTAAATGAGAGATTACCACCAACACCAGGAATCTTATTTAAAACACTAGCAACAATGGATGAATGAATAGCTTTTAAATTACCGGAAATATCAGATAGAGTTCCGTCCCTGCCAATTGCTTGAAAATTTCCTGCTCCTGCAGCAGCAATCGCAGATTTACCTAATCGAGTAAAAGATTTTGCGTTCCAATCATTTTTAAGTTCATTGCTTAAATCTTGCGGCATTGGCAAGATTAATGACGCTACATCTCCAACGGAAATTGGATCCATATTTTGCACAGAAGAGTTATATTGTTCGTAAGCATTAGCACCTGAACCTTCTGTACCTTTGAATGGTGGATTATATCTTCCAAACTGGAAAAATACATAATCGGTGTTTATATCTTTAATTCCCTTTGGGTATCTTACTGTTTCTTCTGTGGGTTTCGCGTCATTTAATGGTCCTGGTTTAATAGATATTCTTTCAACGTCATTCTCTAGATTTGTTTTACCTTTATTTTGTTCTTTATGTTGTCTTCTTACATCTGCAATCTGTTCCCTTGGCACTTTGACCCATTCACCGCCTCTTCTCTGCCAATAAACACCCGGATCATCCTCATCTTTAATGACCTGATTTCTATATCCCTGCCCCGTTGGTTTTGCCATTTATTTTACCATCTCAGTGTCTTTACGGTTGCCATATCCACGGATGATTCTCCTTCCTTTAATTCGGTCATAGTAGTTATCATCTGTTTCTTCCCACACAAGTTCTTTGGTGTATGGAAATCTACCAGCACTACCTTTTACATTACGAACAAAGTTTTCAATAGGAAGTAGTATTGCAGTATCCCATTCTGCTGCTGCAAGGTCAAGCATCA